GCGCGACAGGTGTTGCGGCTACGGCCGTGGCTGACGTGACGCAAACGCCGACGGCTATGGTTACGGCGACGGCTACGGGAACGGGAACGGCAACGGCTACGGCTACGGCTACGGCTACGGCGACGGCGACGGCTACGGCAACGGCTACGGCTACGGCTACGGCGACGGCTACGGCAACGGCTACGGCTACGGCTACGGCGACGGCGACGGCTACGGCAACGGCTACGGCGACGGCGACGGCTACGGATTATAGCAAGCTTGCCCGGTAGCTCCGGGCTTGCTTGACAAATCGCGCTTGCGAGGGTATTTATTAGATGAGGGGAAAATGGATACATTAGAAATGCAATCATTTGATGCTATTGATTTTCTAGCTGGAGACGACACCGAGCTGGAATTTGACATTTCAGATTTTAGCTTGATTCAAGACGAAGGGGGAAATACCTCAAGATATATAAAACCTAAGTTTTCAAGCAAGCCGATACGTGTTGAATATGTCAACGCCATGAAATTAGCTGAAAGTATTAAACTATGCCCAGGGGAGCAGATACACAGCATAGTTCCGGGCGATTTTATATTTGGGGATTTCATAGAAGCTCTATTGACTGCAAAAAAGGCTATATGTGATATCATGTATTTATCAACGCTTTCAATGTCCCAAAATAATATTGACAGCCTCGCAAATCTACTTGAAAATGGATATATAAAACACCTAACTATTATGATATCAAACTATTTCTATTCACATGAGAAAAATGGATTAATCCCATATATGCTTAACTCACTAGATAAGGGGAATCGCTTTGACTGTTTAGTATGCAGGAATCATACCAAAATTACATTGATGCAAATATCAAACATAAATATAGTATTGTCAGGGTCAAGCAATCTAAGATCGAGCCAAAGTATCGAGCAATTTATTCTACAAGAGAACGCAGAGTTGTATGATTTTTATAAGCAATTTTTCTCAGATCATTCTGCATACTCGATAATAAATCAAGGAGGCCTACAAGATGTCGCTAAGAAGCGGGAAAGGGCGGGTTCAGCTAAAAAACCCAAGCAAAGCAAAGCTAAGAAAAATGACAAATATATCGGCGCTGAAAAGGAGAGAAAATAAAAGATATACTGACAAGGTTCCATTTTAAATGGCTAAAGAAAAAGCGCCCGCTAAGAAAATGAAAAACCCAATGAAGGGCGGCAATGGCGGGATACTTGACCCATGCAGGGACACAGAGACAGCTCGCGAGCGTGGGCATAATGGCGGGATAAAGTCGGGAATCGCAAAGCGCGAGAAGGCGCTAATGTCTAAGATATATTTCGAGGTTATGGCCGACGAATTCAATATCGAGGTAGACGATAAACTCCAAAAAATGACAGGCGAAAAGGCAATAAAGACGATCATCAAAAGAATCTTGCTTTCAGATCAATTCAATGTCGTAGTTTCGCTTATGAAAGAGATTCGCGAGTCAACCGAGGGAAGCAAGATCAAGGCCACTATTGACAATGACTTCGAGGGACTTAGCGATGAGCAACTAATGACGCGCGCCAAGGAACTAGCCAAGATAGCGGGAAATGCAAAATAGGGACGCGCTAATCGAATATGCGCGAATACAAAAAGAGCTTGCCTGTCGAAAGGCGCGCGCGGATTTCTGGACGTTTTGCCATTTGCTCGCGCCCGACTTTTACCGAGAAGATCGGCCACACCTTAAAAAGCTTTGCAATACGCTTCAAGATTTTCACGATGGGAAACTACTAAAAGCCGATGGGGAACCATATAAAAAACTAGGAATACAACTTCCTCCGCGCTTTGGGAAAACTAGAACATTAACTAATTATTCGGCTTGGGTATTAGGGTTAGATAACAAACGGCGAATAATTAGCGCAAGTTATGGGGACGATCTTGCTTGTGATTTCTCGCGGTTTACTAGAGACATAATCGCCGAAGAAAAAAACCTGCCCGATCAAATTGTATACAGCGATATATTTGATGCTAAAATAAAATACGGTGATTCATCGTTTAAGAAATGGGCGCTTGAAGGGCAATTCTTTAATTACAAAGGGACTGGTATAAATAGCGGGGTCACTGGGCGCGGATGTTCAGAGGCCTTAATCGACGATCCAGTAGAAAATGCCGAAGTAGCTTATAACGAAATGGCCCTAGATAAAATATGGCTATGGTATTCTGGCACCTTTTTATCGAGGCCAGAAGAGGGCGCTAGGCAAATTGTAACCATGACGCCATGGAGTAAAAAAGATTTACTTGCGAGGCTGCAAGAGGCTGAGCCGGGCGAATGGTTCCTGCTTTCAATGCCTGCTTGCGAGAATGGCGTTATGCTCTGTCCCTCGCTAATGAGCTATAAAACATACATGGAAAAAAAGAAGGTAGCTGACGCAAATATCTTCTCTGCTAACTATGACATGATTCGCCTCGACGTTAAGGGCAAGCTTTATTCAGGGTTCAAAACCTATTCCGATATACCGCAAGGCGCCGCGCAAAAGGTGGCTTATGTCGATACAGCCGACGAGGGCGACGATTACCTATGCGCCATCCATGCCGACAAGGTTAAGAACTATTTCTATGTGACTGACGTTTACTACACGAAAGACGCTCAAGAAATTACTGAGCCGATGCTTTGCGGTATTATCAAAAACGCAGGGACCAAGGACGCCATGATCGAATCAAATAATGGAGGGCGCGCCTTCGCTCGCAATATCCAGCGCATACTAGGCGAGCGCGGTATCTTTTGCCGTGTTCAGTGGTTCCACCAAAGCAAGAACAAACAGGCGCGAATATTGACCAATGCCTCGCTGATCCAGGAATACATCGTGTTTCCCGAGGATTGGGCGAAGCGATGGCCTGAGTTCTGCGCGGCCTTGAATAGCTACCAGAAAGAGGGGAAAAACAAGCACGATGACGCGCCAGACAGTTTAACAGGGCTACTTGAAACATACATGCGCAACACGGTATCGGCTCCGTCAACCAATATCAGAGGGCTTGCGGGAATATAAAAAAGGGGTTACAACAAACTAGACACGGAGGCGCCAAATGGACGCTAAAGAACTTGAGACGATCATATCGAAACACAAGGGGCTTTCAAATCGCACCTATGACCAGAAAAAATACAAGATCGGCCTGAATGCTGGGATATTCCAAGCCGAGCCAAAGACCGACCCAGACAATAGAATTCCAATCCCGTTTATTCGCCGATTCTTAAAGCTCATCAAGGGCTATTTTGCCAAGGTCGGCAATATCACGTATTCCGATAACGGCGAATGGTTCGAGAAAAACCTAGCGCCCATCTTTGACCGAAACAATGAGGAAATGGAAACGGCGGAAATGTTCGAGGACGCGGCGACCTATGGCTCGGGCTGGGAACTTCACTGGTACGACGCAGACGAGGGCTTCCAGTTCTCAATTATTCCCATCGATCAAGGTATCCCGATTTATTCGCACTTCCTACGCAAAAAATTAAAGGCCTTTATTTGGCTTCGCGAGATTGACGAGAAACAAATCGCGACGGTGTACGACGCGCGCGAATACGTGCAATGGGAAAAGCTAAAAAATGGCGAGTGGATATTGACGCCTGTTAGCGTCGCGGGAAAAGATGAAAGCGGTAAAGACATAGAGGGCGGGATCGATGGTAACGGCGATAAGGTCTCGGGGATACACCTTTATGGCGCGGTTCCAGTACTAGAGGCTAATGTGGACAGGGACAAGCGAAACCTATTTGACCCGATACTGCCACTGCTTGACGCATTCGATAAGCTGATATCAGAGCAAGCCAATGAACATGACAAATTCGCCGATTCGATCATGCTTTTAGCCGATGAAATAAATAGCACTACGCCGGATGAAAACGGGTTTACAGATTTAGACAAAATAAAACTATTGCGGATAATGCAAAAGCTTGGAGAAAAGATACAAGATAAAGTCGGATATTTGGAGCGCCATGTAGATGATAATTTTATCGAACATACACTCGATAGATGGGAGCGCCTTCTATACGAGATGCTATGTCTATTCAACCCCAACGATCAAAGCTTTGGGCTATCAAGCGGCCAATATGCAAACGCCTTTAAGCTATTGGGATTCGAGCTTAACATAGCTGATATTGAAAGCTATTTTAGCAAGTTCCTGCAAGCGCGCATCAAGCTTATTTCAGGACATGAGCTTTTTGAGGGCAAGAGTTGGGGCAAAGAGGAAGGCCCGGATTTTATCACTATTCACTTTGAGCGTAACTTACCTTTCGATCTTCAAACTATGGCGACTATTGCCTCGGTTCTAGCGGGCGGGGAAAAGGTGCTTGACTCCGAGACGATCTTAAGCCTATTCCCGTCAACAGTTATCAAAGATAAAGACGATGTACTCGAAAGGCTCAAGGCCGAGAAACAGGCTACGAGTAACCCGCTTGGAATCGACGCGCCACCGGCCAAGGCTGAACCGAAATACGAAGAGGGCGCATGACCTCAGACCTAATTTACGAGCTTGAGACAGACCTCCTATCGCTTATCGCGCGGCTCTTATCCGAGGGTCTTATCGAAAAGGCGGGATGGGCGCAACTCAAGCTTGCACAATTAGGCTACCTGAATTCTCGCGTTACCAAGACGATAGAAAAATACAAGGACGCGATATTAAGGGAAAGCCTAGCCGAGATCAAGAGCGCGGCCCTCGATATGGAAGCCGAGATAATCAAGAGCATTCCCCTAGGGGTCGAATCTATGGCGGCCCCAGGTGCTACCGTCGAGAGAGTGACGCGGGCATGGTGGAATCAATGCGCTCAAGACCTGAATAAGTCAATCGCGACAATGGCGACTAAGGCAGGGCAAGCCTATGTCAATATTATAAATCGAGCGAGCCTTGCCCTTGCCACTGGTAACGCAACTTTTCGCCCTGTCGTAATGCAAGCGATATCGAAAATGGCCGACGAGGGCTTGCCCGCGTTTATCGATAAAGCTAATCACAAGTGGAGCCCAGAGGCTTACACTTCCATGGTGATAAAAACAAACATGGGAAACGCGGCTAATCAAGTTTCTTTTGACATAGGAGACGATTATGGTACTGACCTTATCGAGATATCTTCGCACTCGGGCGCGCGCCCTGGTTGCGAGCCATACCAGGGGAACGTCTACTCGCGGCGAGGGGAAAACAAGGACTATGACGCGTTTGATACGACGACATACGGCCAAGCGGCGGGCATCCTAGGTTGTAACTGTGGGCATGTAGCTTACCCGTTTTTCGATGGGCTATCAGAGCGAACCTATAGGCCTACT